GTGGTTCAGCAGTAGATAGTGGTTCTGCTATATATCACGACACACAAGATGAAAGATGGGCAGTTGCTAAAGGAGTTGCATCAGACGGAACAGCTGTAACACCAACAGCTTATGTATCCACAATAACCACTGCAAATCATAGTCCAAATACGGATTCTGGTTCATATGGTTCAGGTGAAATGTGGGTGAATACTACAGATGAAGAAATTTGGGTAAGAACAGGGTAAATAAAAGTGAACTTTATGATATTTATTAAACAGAAAACTTATTGGCCTATTCTAATGGAATGGGAAGTGGGCTCACAACGAGTAACCAACCGTAGGGAGATAAATTAAATGCCAAGTTGGAAAAAAGTCATAACATCTGGTAGTGAGGCAAGTCTGTCATCACTTTATACCTCTGGAAATATAACTGGTAGTAATTTAAATATTACTGGAACTATTAGTGGTTCTACTATTAGTGGCTCATTTATTGGTGATGCTAGTGGTCTTACTGGAATAGCCTTAAGTGGATCAATGGAATCTACGGGTTCTTTTGGTAGATTAGAAGTCCAAACAGATTCTGCACAAGGAACTGGTTCATTTGACCATGTAAAGGCAACTACATTTGAGGGAGATGGTGTTGGGTTGGCTAATGTTTTACCACTTAATGCTTTTGAAACTGGAGTAGTTCTTACATCAGATGGTTCAGCAACAATAACTTTAGCAAATATAATATTTATAACTACAAACAATGGTGAACTTATTCTATATGAATAAAAAAAAACAGAGGAAAAATTTTATAATGAAATATTTAATATATATGAGGAATTTTAATGGCTAAATTACATAGCGGCTTACTTAACGCCGAACTACACAATCCGAAGGGAATAACCTCTAATTCAACTGCCTCCATCATGGAGTTGAATCAGGCTCAATCTGCAATTAGTTCAAGTGCAGATTTTGTACCCACAACAACTGCAACTTATGATTTAGGTAGTGCTACTCTACCCTGGAAAGAAATATTTGTTACTACTTCATCCATTAATTTTGTAGATCCTTCTGGTGCTACAATCCAAAAAATGCAAGCAACTCCAGCAGGAGTAACATTTACGAGTGGTTCTGGAGCAGTTGCTAATGTTAGTGCTTCAATTATATCAGGTTCTGCTTTACATGTTGAGGGTAATGCTAAAGTAACAGGTAATTTGACACTTGGTGGACAAATAACTCTTGGAGATGCAGATTCAGATGATGTAGTATTTGAAGCTGAAGTTTCCTCATCTATAATTCCAGATGCTGACAATACTTATGATTTAGGTTCAAGTGGGAAACAATGGAAAGACATTTATATAAATGGAGTAGGTTATATTGATTCATTGGGTACAGATGGTGATCCTGTTACTGCATATATTAACGCTGGTGAAATTGACGGAGTTACATTAGGTGCAGAATCAGCAGTTAGTAATATAACATCTGATGGAACTATATCAGGTTCTGCAGTTTACGGTACAACTATCGGTCAAAATAGAACTGATGGTTTGAAAACTATTACTATTGAAGCAAACAGTATTATAAACCAAGATTTATCAACTGACGCTACTGCTACTTTAGGTACTTTAGCAGTAGGTAATGTAACCTCTACTGGAATAGTTAGTGGTTCTTCTGTATACGGTACAACAATCGGACAAAATAGAGTTGATGGATTAAAAACAATAACCATAGAATCTAATTCTACGGTCAATCAAGATTTAACAACAGATGCTGGCCCTCGTTTTGAAACAATCGAGGTAGGTGCAGCAACAGATACAACGATAGCCAGAGAAGGTGCAGGAGATATTACAATAGAGGGCAACCATATTTACAGAGTTGGTGGAACGGATGTTTCAGTAGCAGATGGTGGTACGGGAGCTTCGACTCTTACAAGTGGATATGCACTTTTAGGTAATGGTACAAGTGCACCTCAAATGATTAATTCAACTGCAGATAGTAATTTATTAGTTGGAAATGGTTCTACTATGGTAGCGGAAAGTGGAGCTACATTAAGAACTTCAATTGGAGTTGGAACTACAGATGATGTAAGTTTCGGTAGCTTGATTAGTGGAAGTGCAGATTTGTGGGTTGGAGATACGACAAATTATGTAAGTGCCTCTGGAGGTACTCTAAAAGTTACAGGAGCTATTACAGGTTCAAGTGTTAGAGCAAGTGATATAAGAGTTGGAGTAACTGCAGCAAATGAAATAGACACTCAGGTTGGCAATCTGATTTTAGATTCCGCTGGTGGAACTGTACAAGTTACTGATACATTAGATATCGATGGAGATATCTCATTAGTAACACAAGCAACTGATATAGATTTAGTAGATGCTAATACTTCAGCTCTATCATTCGATGCAGCTGGTAAAGCTGGTATATTGGAAATTGATACATCGGATGGTGCTGAAAAAGTAAAAATGAGTGGTGGATTAGAGGTAACTGGAACTACAACTGGAGCTACAATAAGTGGTTCTTCTATAGATGGAACAGCTATACGACATAACACGGCTACAGGATTACATTCTCTCGTATTGAATGAAGATTTAACCGTTAGTGATGGAACAGCCGTTATAATAACATCTGCAGATCAAACTAATACAGTAACTTTAAATGAAAGTTTCACAATCGGTGGTGGTAATACAGGAACATTAACATATAGTGGAGCATCAAAAACATTAACCGTAGAAGATAGTGCTACAGTAGACCAAGATTTAACAAAAGATGCAAATGTACAGTTTCAAAGTTTGGTTCTTGATGGTGATTTAACTGCACAGAGACTTATTGTAAGTTCATCTGTTTCTAATGTTACTCAAAGTTTTTCAAGTGGTTCAACTATTTTTGGTGATACTTACGCAGATGATACTCATCAATTTACTGGTAGTGCATTTATGGGAAATCTTGAAGTATCAGGAACTTTATCAGCAAATGCAGATAGTCTTTATAATATAGGTGCATCGGGAGTACAATTTGCAAATGTATTTACTGATAATCTAACTTTAGATGGACAAGGTAGAATAGATTTAGATGATGATTTAGACACATCAATTAGGGCATCTGGTGATGATATTATTACATTTGAAGCGGCTGGTGCAGACCAAGTAGCATTTACAGATGGAACTATTGAACCTGTAACAAGTGATGATATAGCACTTGGTACTACTTCAAAAATGTTTAGTGATGTATTCTTAGGTGGTGGTGGTGTAGTTAATTGGAATAATGGTAATATGACATTATCACACGCAGCAGGAATACTTGATGTTGCAGGTGGAACATTACGAGTAGCTGGAGTAATTACAGGTAGTACAGATTTGGTAGTTGGAGATGTTTCCAACACGAAAACTTATATCAGTGCTTCAGGTGGTAATTTAAAAGTTTCTCACGATATTTTTGCACAAGATTATAGTGGTTCTACAGCAGCTTTTGGAAGTAATATAACTTCGGAAGGTACAATTAGTGGTTCTGCAGTTTACGGTACAACTATCGGTCAAAATAGAGTTGATGGAGTAAAAACTCTTACTATTGAGGCCAATTCAATAATAAATCAAGATTTATCTACCGACGCCAATGCTACTTTAGGTACTTTAGGTGTAGGTAATGTGACCTCTACTGGTATAGTTAGTGGTTCTTCAGTCTATGGAACTACAATCGGACAAACCCGTACAGATGGATTGAAAACAATTACAATTGAGGCTAATTCAACTATAAATCAGGATGTTACTACAGATGCAGGCCCACGGTTTGAAACAATCGAGTTGGGTGCAGCTACAGATAATACTATATCAAGAGCTGGTGCAGGTGATTTGAATATTGAGGGTAATCTTATGTATCGTGCAGGTGGAACAGATGTTCCAGTAGCAGATGGTGGAACTGGAGCCTCAACACTTACAAGTGGATACGCACTTTTAGGTAATGGAACAAGTGCACCTCAAATGATTAATTCAACCGCTGACAGTACTTTGTTAGTTGGTAATGGTTCTACTATGGTAGCAGAAACTGGAGCAACACTAAGAACAAGTTTAGGTGTTGGTACTACTGATAGTGTGAGTTTTGGTAGTTTGGTTAGTGGAAGTGCAGATTTATTTGTTGGAGCCAAAGGAACTAATTATATAAGTGGAAGTGGTGGTAATTTTGAAGTATCAGGAAAGATATCGGCTTCCTCAGCAGGATTTACAGATGTTAGTGCATCTACTGCAGAGTTTACAACAGCAACTATAACTGGTGGAACAATCACAGGTATAACAGATTTAACTGTGGCAGATGGTGGTACAGGAGTATCTTCTTTTACTGTAAAATCAGTAATTGTAAGTGACGACAGTACTGCTACTGCAGACTTAGCCCCTAAACAAATGGATGGAAGTGGAGAACTTCTTATAGGTGGTTCAAGTGGTCCAGAAGTAGGTACAATAACTGGTGGAAATGGACTTACTATGACGGTAGGTGATGGTTCAATTGCAATTGGTTTAGATGCAGCATTAACTACAGTTACATCAATGTATAATACTGCACTTAAAGTTGGTAGAGATGCCAGTGGTGATTGGGTAGATTTTGGTACTGATGATAATATTAAAGTTTATTTAAATAATGCAGAAGAATTTAGATTTGCAAGTGGTGGAACATTTCACGCAGACGCTGACGTTGTTGCATATTCTTCAACCGTCGCATCTGATATGAATTTGAAAAAGAATATTACAGATATGAAATATGGTTTAGATACTGTGATGCAACTTCGTGGTGTTGAGTATGATTGGAAACGAGAAGATATGGGACACGATGTTGGAGTGTTAGCACAAGAAGTAGAAGCAGTTATTCCTGAACTTGTGAAAGAACACGAAGGATTGAATGGTAGAGGAAGATTTAAATCAGTTGATTATAATAAACTTGTACCTATTTTGATAGAATCTATTAAAGAATTAAAAACTGAAGTGGATTCACTAAAGGTTTTAACAGAAGTTAAGGAATTAAAATCTTAATTTGAACATATAGCATTATATATATTATTAGTATAAAAATGGAGTTATAATTATGCCAGAAACAACAGTAAAGAAATCAGTAAAGTTTACTGAAGAAGAACTTAAAAATCTTAAAGCGCTACAACAAGAATATATTGCGGTACAAAACAATTTCGGGGGATTAAAGATTAGACAATTGCATTTTCAACGACAACTTGAAAATATAGATGAACAGATCCTTCAAGTGGAAGTTGGATTGACACAATTACAAGGTCAAGAAAAAACTTTATATCAGTCATTAGAAGATAAGTATGGTAAAGGTACATTAGATTTAGATACAGGCACCTTTTCTAAACTTCCTGAATAGAAAATTATGAATTTATTTAGAGTTTTTGTAAAAAAACCTCTAAGTGTATGTATTTTGGGAATTTACAATGATACTTATATGATGTAATAGAAGTTATAATTATTAATAATTCATAACAAAAAGTTAACAGGAGAATAACACATGGCGGAAAGAATAGTAAGTCCAGGTGTATTTACAAGAGAAAAGGATTTATCATTTTTACCTCAAGGAATTGGTGAAATTGGTGCAGCAATAATCGGGCCAACAATTAAAGGCCCTGCATTTGTACCGACTACAGTCACAAGTTTCTCTGAATTTGAAAATACTTTTGGAGGGTATAATACACAATATTATGTACCATACACAGTAAGAGAATATCTTAGTAATGGTGCACCCTCAGTAACAATAGTAAGAGTTTTAGGAATAGGTGGATATCAAACAGATTCTATTTATTTGAGGATTTCTTCCTCAGCTGAAGTAGCACCTGGTACAACGGGGGATACAAGAACAGCAGCAGTACTAAAACCTTCAAGAAACAATCCTACATTTGGAGCATCTGGGCCAGGAAGTGCATCAGTAAATGCAAATATAAATGATTGGGGCACCTTTGGTATAGATATTGGTGGTTCAGGATATACAGCATCATTTGATACAGGTTCTTCAAATTACATTACAAAAGTATTTAGTACAGATCCAATGACAACTGCAACAGATGTTTATGTATATAAAAACTTTGAAGAGTGGCAAGTAGGTCATGGTCATACTTCAGCTAACACAGTAATTTCAGCTGCAAGTGGTAGTGGAGAAGATTTCACAACAGATTACAGCTATGCATACACACCTATGATTCATAGTCAACCAGTTGCTGGTACGGCAAAGAATTTGTTTAGAGTGAGAACTCGTTCACACGGTAATAATGTTACCAAAAAATATAAAGTTGCTATTGCAGATTTGAAACGTGGTACAGATGTGGCTGGAAGTGATTTTGGTACTTTTTCATTAAGAGTATTGGTGAATAATCCAAGAGAAAATAATGATAACGAAATCGTAGAAGAATTTACTAATTTGAGTCTTGATGAAAACGCTAAAAATTACATAGGAAGACAAGTTGGTGATAGACACGTAACGATAGATTCAAACGGTAAATTAACCTATCATGGTGATTGGCCAAATAAATCAACTCATGTTTATCTTTCAGATTACATTGAAAACTTGAGAGGTATTGATTCAGATATATTACCTCACGGTTTTGCAGCAGCATATATTCCTGTAGCAGATTCAACTAATGTTCCAAGTGCAAGTTTTAAAACTGCACAAACTAATAAACAAGGTATATTTGATTCAAGTGTTTATTATGGTTGGGATTTTGATAATGATACTAATAGAGAATATTTATCACCATTACCTGCAAGTTCAGCTTCTGGTAATAATGTAGTTTTCAATTTAGAAAATATGTTAGGACATGCAGATGCCTCCACATTAGGTGCTGATACTTACGCGGTAGCGGCAACTCAAATTAACATATCAGCTTCAGCTCAAGAACAAAGAAAATTTTCATTACCATTTCAAGGTGGATTTGATGGAGATAATCCAACTACATTGAAAGCAACTGGTAATGATATTTCAGCAGCAAATACACAAGGAATCGATATTACAAATGCAAATGCTAGTGGTTCAGTAATGTATAAACGAGCAATTAATGCAGTAAGTAATCCTGATGAATTTGATATTAACTTGTTAGTAACACCTGGTGTTATTCATGAGTATCATTCTCAAGTAACAAATCACGCTATCACTAAGGTAGAAGATAGAGCAGATGCATTTTATGTTATGGATGGTTCAAGATGGGGCCGTTCAGTAACAAATGCAGTATCTGATGTTAAGGGAATAGATACCAATTATGCAGGAACATATTATCCTTGGGTAAAGATTCTTGATCCAGATTTAGAAAAACCAATGTGGGTTCCGCCTTCAGTAGTGATACCTGGTGTTATAGCTAACACCGATGCAGTAGCACACGAGTGGTTTGCACCAGCTGGTTTAAATCGTGGTGGATTAGGAAGTGTAATTGAAGCAAAAACAAGACTAACACATAAAGAAAGAGATACTCTTTATGAAGGTCGTGTTAATCCAATTGCATCATTTCCACAACAAGGTGTCGTGGTATTTGGACAGAAAACATTACAAGGGAAACCATCAGCACTTGATAGAATCAATGTTCGTCGTCTATTGATTAGACTTCGTAAGTTCATTGCAAGTTCTTCAAAGTACTTGGTGTTCGAACAAAACACAGCAGCAACAAGAAATCGTTTCTTGGGTATCGTGAATCCATTTTTGAATTCCGTACAAGCTAATAGTGGTTTGAGTGCATTCAAAGTAGTGATGGACGATAGCAATAACACACCTGATATTGTAGATAGAAATCAATTAGTTGGACAGATATTTATTCAACCTACAAGAACTGCAGAGTTCATTGTGTTGGATTTTGTAATCTTACCAACTGGAGCAGCATTCCCTGAATAAGTTTGACTTATAACATAACGCTGACTTATAATAGAAAAGCCCCAATTTCGGTTGGGGTTTTTTTTTAGTTAAAAAAACTTCAATAAAACTTCATAAAACAACTCAAATGAATATAATTTTTTTTTAAGAAACTGATATTTATATATGTAATAGTATTTTGAACGGCACTAATTGGGAGAATAAAATGGCCGAAATTCTAAACCAGGATGAAATCTTTTTCACCCCGTTTGAACCGAAAACTAAAAATCGGTTTATCATGTATATAGAAGATATACCTTCTTATTTTGTAAAAACGGCGTCTCGTCCTCAAATAACTTTTGATGAAATTGAATTAAACCATATTAATGTAAAACGATTTTTAAAGGGTAAGGGTGTATGGGAGCCTTTAGAAATAACTCTATATGACCCAATCGTTCCAAGTGGTGCACAAGCAGTAATGGAATGGGTTAGATTACATCATGAATCAGTAACAGGTAGAAATGGATATAGTGATTTCTATAAGAAAGAAATTAGATTTAATCTGTTGGGCCCAGTTGGTGATAAAGTAGAGGAATG